ACATCATTCGTCTATAATTTAAACAATAAAAAATTAAGGGTAGAGAACATGATTCTCTGCCCTATTTTTTTTGGATAATCGTAATGTATAAAATTGAAGTTTTATCAAGTATATGTTATAATGATAATGTAGCACAAGTCTGGTATTTTTACGACAAGTGCTAAAAATAATGGTATAAAAGGAGTTTTTATAGTGACTAAGGATATTAAAAAATTAACTCTTGATGAGTTGAAAAAACAGGATGAAAAATTAAATAAGCAATTCGAAGCATATGTTTCAATTGGTGATGATGTCTACGAAGTGAAAATTGATGAGGTGTTCCGTACTTCTAAACAAGGTAAAGTTTTAGATGATATGATTGCATTCTTCCAAGAGGGCGGTAAACGTATTGAATTACTAGAACTTGCTACGCCTTATACGTCTTTACTATTAATCAAGCATTTCACAGACTTAGAGATTCCAGATGATTTCGATGATGCTATCGCACATCTACATTCTTTAATCGACCTTGGAATTTTCGAAGCGGTCTTAAATGAACTTCCAGAAAAAGAAGTTATTCAGACATATGACAAATTGAGAAATGTGCTTAACGAAATGACTGAAAAGATGGAAATCGCACAAGCCGAAGCAGACCTAGTTGCAGAACAGCTAGAGAACGAAGTAGTTAAGAAGATGTTTATAGATGGCGAAGAAGCAATCACAGAGCAAGAGTAATGGTTTTTACTTTGAGACAGAAGCGGAAGCTATTAGAGTCTTAAATGCAGAGGGAAAAAAATTAAAAGCGATAGCACTCAAAGTATGGAGAAGATACTTGGGTAGCTATCAACCTCAAATGTACGTTCGTACTGGACGTTCAGAAAAGGGTATAAAGCTTAAACCAGTAAGAAAAGTTGGTGTGAATACTTATACAATCGAACTTACATTCGAAAACGGTCTAATGTATCATGATTCAGTATTTGGCAAAGGACAGCCAAAAGGTCACTCAATCATGCTTATTAGTAGCGGTTGGCACTCTAAGAAATTGGAAAACAGAATTGGAGTAGTTCCAAATTTTACATACAAAGGTGGATTCGACTATCTAGGTCAAGTTCAATCAGAGTACAACAACGTTAGAAATAAAAAAGTATTCTTAGATATCCAATGGAGCGGTCAAGCTTATAAATAGAAGTAGGTGAAATATATGGCATACAAAAAAATACAAGAAGTTACAGATGAGTTTTGGGATAATGAATTTGACATAGATGATAGAGAGATAGTTGAAAGCTTTCTTAAACAAGGTCATCTAAGTCCTGCAACTCTAAAACAATACAAATCATCTCTACGTATCTTTTGCAAATGGGCACATGATAAATATAGAGGTAGAAAGAGAATCACAGATTTAAAGATACGTGATGGATTAGATTATCAGAACGACCTAATAAAATTAGGTTTGAGTAGTTCTGCTATTAAATTTAAGCGTTCATCTGTTAGTTCTTTATACAATTTCATAGAATTATATTATGGTGAAGAATATCCAAAATTAAAAAACATTTTCAATAAGGCAGTTCCTAACGTGGCAAATGTGAAGAAAAAAGAGAAGAATCCAATTACGAAGATTGAGCTTGAAAAGCTCATCAAGACTTTGAAGAAAAAAGAGGAATGGCAGAAACTAGCTTATCTCTTATATACATATGGTACAGGATGTCGTAGGGAAGAGTCAAGACAATTATTAAAAGAAGTTGTAACTTACGATAAATTTGTTAATAAGAAAGGCATCCAGAAAGAATATTACCAAACTCATGCTATTAGAGCAAAAGGTAAAGGTATAGAAGGAAAAGTTCGTAAATTCAAATTTAGTCAAGAAGTAATGGATGCACTTAGAAAATGGATAGAAGTACGTGGCGAAGATGATTGTCCATATCTATTTGTTAGTAAAACAAAAGATGGATATAGACAGATTAGCGGAAATGCTTTCAATCTATGGTGTGAAGAGTTCGGTGAAATCATCGGCAAGAAAATCCATCCTCACTTATTACGTTCAAGTAGAGCAACTATAGCAGTTGTTGAGGAAGGTATAGATATCAAAAAGGTACAAGAAATGTTGGGACACAATGATGTTTCAACAACAGAGATATATGTCGTTCGTGATGACGATGACGATGATGACGATTTATATTAGGAAGATTAAGAGTAACATCTTAATCTTCTGATTAGGATGTTACAGCATCCTCTAGAATAACAAGGGGTGAAACAATTTGGCAGGTAGTAACGATTTAAATATGATACTGAAAGCCCAAGTGGTGAAGTTAAAGGTAGAGCTTGATGCAAAAGGTAGTAAGTTGCCTTCACAGGTAAATGCTATTAGCAAGATGTTAGCAGGTAATCCAGTAAAACTTAAAGTTAAACTAGATACAAAAGATATCAACAAGCAGATTACTAGTATCAATAATTTAGTAAAAAACAAACCAATGAAGTTGAAAGTAGAGCTTGATACAAAAGGCACTACAAAGCAAATACAGGATATGTATAAAGCTTTCAACGATATGAATAAAAAATATGTGCAACAAACTAAGCAGGCACAACAACAAGCAAGTAAGATTGCATCTTCTGCACAGAAGCAGAGCGTTCCTACTTCTGCACCTGTAGGCAACTTCAATAATATCAAACAATATTTGAAACAAATGGAAGATGCAGAGAGAGTCCTTCGTTCTAAATTTAACGATGGTGGCGGTATCTTTAAAACAACTCAATTTAAAGATGCACAGGGAAATCTAAAAGGTTTCGTTGCAGAACTACAACGTGCAAATGGTGTTGTTGAGAAACTTAGATATGACTGGAATGCAGGTAGTAAGAAATTCCAAATCATTGATAGACAAACTATCACAGACACTCAAAAGAGTCTAGCACAAGCGGAAGCTTCTTTAAACAAGCTTAAAGGCTCTATTAACCAACTTAAAAACACAGATGGTAAGATTGGACTGCTTTCTCAATTCGATGCTTTAAAAGGCAAAGGAGATAGCTTAACTAGAGACATGGTTAAAGGTCTTCAAGAAGCTGTAAGAGCAGAACAACAATTACAACAACAAATCTCTCAAACAAACAAGTTAACAGCTCAACAAGCTAAGTTGTTAAATGACATCGGTAAAGCTAGAGCTAAAGATGTTAACAATGCTCAACTTAAAGGTCTTGAATCTATGGCGAAAAACGGCACAGATAGAGATGGTAAGGCTGTTGCAGATTTAGCAAATCATTATAGACAACTTGCTAGAGAAGTTCAAGTATATAATGAAAACGTTAGAAAAGGCAATGCTGATATGAAAGCATCGCAAGAAGTTACTAAACAACGTTTACAATTAGAGCGTGAGTTAAGAAAACTTCAACAACAAACTCCTGCAAATAATCCAAACGGTCAAGCGAAAAAGGCATTCGTTGATGAGACAATGGCAATGGTTCGTAACATTGCAACAATCAATGATATGAATAAAGCTTATTCTCAATTAGCTATTGTTAGAAATAGAATTGGTGAAGCTAAAACTAATGCTTGGATGGATGCAGAGCAAGCTAAGTCTCAAAGATTAATTGAGAGTTTAAAAGCCGTTCAACGTCAAATGAAAGACAGAGGAATGGATGTTACTGGCATTGATGCATCACTAAAGAATTACGCTAAAAATGTAAATACTAGTGCTGTAGAGGTAGAACGTGCGTTAGCTCAATACCAAAGAATGCTAACAGACAAGAAACAACAAATCCGTAATGCAGAAAGAAACCTTCGTTTAGGTGAAGACATTTCTGACAAATACGGTGGTGCAGACAAGATTAAACAAATGAACCAAAAGTTATTTAGCGGTGGAGCACCAGATGCAAATACGATTGCAAGTATTAAAAGTTATGTTAGTGCTGTAGAAGGTGCTAAAGTAGCTTCTGTATCATTCGCTAGAGATGGCGTAGATGCAATGGGTAACAGAATGAAAAACGTTCAAGTTACATTTGCAGGTACAGGTGAACACGTAAGACGTATGAATCTATCATTCACAGAAGGTACTAACGTTGTTAGACAGGCTTCTGACGAAATGGTTCGTAACGTTAACCGTAACTTAGGTGCATGGGAAAAATTACGTAGCATGATGTCATCTGCTCCAATGTGGATGCTAAGTCAAGCTATGATGACTGCTCCAATCCAAGGTTTACAAGCTATGACTAGAGAGATTCTAGAAGTAGATAAAGCTATGACAAACATTCGAAGAGTTGCAGATGCAAGTCTTAACACAGATATCATGTTTGGAAACGCTGTAGGATTATCAAAAGAATTAGGTAACAATATTCATGATATCCTAAACGGTATGGAAGAGTTCTCACGTACATTCGGTGACTTCAATGAAAGACAGTTAACAGCTATCACTAAGACAGCTACAGTAATGTCAAACGTATCAGACCTAAAAGTACAAGATGCACAAGCATCTCTAGTAGGTACAATGAACGCATTCAATATTGAAGCAGAAGATTCTATCGGTATCGTAGATAAATTAAACCAAGTAGATAATGATTACGCTATCAGTACGCAACAGTTAGCAACAAGTTTACAAAAATCTGCATCTACTGCAAAAACATATGGAGTTAGCTTGGAAGAAACTATTGGACATACAACTGCAATCGGTGCGGTAACAATGGAATCTGGTAACATTATCGGTAACTCATTAAAGGCTATTTACTCACGTATCACAGGTCTACAAGCATCAGAAGGAACACTGAAAAGTGTTGGGGTTGCAATGTATGACATGGGTGAAAACGGTAAAGAGCTAAGACCTGTTGGCGACATCTTAAATGACTTAGGTGCAAATTGGGGTGGCTTAACAGCTCAACAAAGACAGAACACAGCAGTTACATTAGCAGGACGAAACCACTTAACACGTTTCTTAGCCCTAATGAATAACTACCCAACAGCGATTAAAGCAACTGTAACAGCATATAACTCACAAGGTAGTGCAATGCGTGAGAACGAAAAATATATGGGTTCTATGGAAGCTAAAATCAACCAAACGAAAAACGCATTCACAACTATGTCTGTAGCATTCGGTAAGGCATTCGTGTCAGACGGTATCATTGCTGTAGCACAAGGTTTAGGTGCGGTATTAAACGTTATCACACAGATTGCTAATGCAGGTGGAGGTCTAGCTCTAGTTGGTGTTGCTATCGGTGCAATCATGACCCAAATGGGTAAATTTGGTGGTATTCAGACTGCCGTAGGTGGATTCTTTACGAAGTTTTCAGAAGGATTCAGAAACGTTCAAAGAGATGGTAACCAAACTATTACAGTAATGGATAGAATGCGTAGCGGTATGCAAAATACAGGTACGGCAACAACAACTGTTGGTGGAGCATTCATGAATGCAGGTAAATCAGTTCTATCATTCGGTTTAAGCTTTGGTAAAGCTGTATTATCAATGGGTGCATTCGGTCTTGCTATCGGTGCAATCGGTTGGGCTATTGAAGCTGTAATCGGTCATTTCTCTAAGTTAAAAGCAGAACAAGAAGCGGTAGATAGAGCTACGCAAAAAATGGTAGACGGATACCGTAAAAACATGGATACAGTTGGAGGTCTAGTTGAGAAATACGATGCAATGAGTAAAGCCTTTGCAAGTGGAGCAATCCAAAAGGGAACACAGGAATACGACCAATTCTTAATCGTACAATCTAAACTAGCTGAAATTTTACCAACTTCTGTAAAATTCATTGATGCTAACGGTCAAGCATGGTTGAAGAACACAGACGAAGTTAAGAAAGCTCTACAAATGTCTAAAGAACTTTCAGAAGCTAAAGCTAGAGAGCAAGTTGCAATGAAAGACCAAAACTTAGACAAAGCAACAGAGGACATCGGTAAGTTAATTGAAGCAGAAGAAAAACTACTTCAAAAACGAAAAGAAGCAGAAGAGTTCCGTAATAGACCTACTGCATCTCAATCAAGAGAAGAACGTGAAGAAGCTTACAAGAAGAAGATTCTAGACTTAGATGTTAAAGAACTTCAAAACGCATCAAAACGACAAGAAGCATTCCAGAAGATTAACCATACATTAACAGAGCAAGCTAGAGCAACTTTAGAAGCAAGCGGTGCTATGGCTAAACTAGGTGACGGTGCTCAAAAAGCAGTAGATAACTTCATGAAAGTTAATACAAACTCTTTAAATGAGAAAATCGCATCTGGTGCAATCAAGGGTGCAGACAACATTAAGAAAGCTATGGATAACATCGTAAAAGGTGGAGCAGGTGTTGGTGAGCTATTCGCTAAAGAGTTCGACAGAATGACAGCAGGAATCGACACTAGCACAAACAAAGGTAAACAAAAAGTAGAAGAACTGAAACAAGCTATTGGTAAAATTGGTAGTACAGTCCCAGAAAGATTCATGAACATTGAAAACTTTGGCGGTAGCATTGATAAGATGCAAAGCAAGTTAAAAGAGTTATTGGCACTAGGAATGGAAATTCAACAAAACGGTAGTCAAGGTTGGGACGGATATGTTGCTTACGCTGAAAAGCTAGGTATGTCTGCAAATGAAGCTAAAGACTTCGTTCAACAATTAGCTATGGCAAGTGAAAACCAAGCTCTAAAAGCACGTGCAGGTGAAGAAGCTAACGCAGGTTATGCGGATGCTGTAGGTGAAGGAGCAGATGCTACAGGCAAGAGTGCGGATGCAATCAACAAACAGGCAGATGCACAGGGTAAAGCTAACCAAAAAATGGTTGAAGCTATCGACTTACAGAAAACATTATATGGATATAAGAACGAAGAGGTTTCAGCAATCAAGGGTCATCTTGAAAGCTTGAAAATGTCTCAATTGATGTACGGTGAAAACGCTACTAAGACAGAACAGTGGGGTAAATCTGTTACAGAGTTATCTAATAGATTCGGTGTATCACGTGGCGAAATCGAACAAAACATTGACAAGTATTATAAACTAGCTGACACAATGGGTCAAGTAAAAACAAAAATTGACGAAAACGGTAAAGTAGTTGTGGACTACGGTAGCATGACGAAAGACCAAATCGCAACATTCGAAGCATGGGTAGGTAAGATGCGTGAGAGTGGAGAAGCTACTGATATTTTCAGTGGTAAAGTTGATTCTAATAAATTCAAGTTTGATGAATTTGGTAACAAGTTAGATGACACAGGAAACAAAGCTAAAACATTTATTGACAAGGTTCAAAGCTCTTTAGGTAAAGAAATAAGCATGTCTCCAACAATCGAAAACTTAAACAAGATTAAAGAAGGATTTGCGAAAACTACCGAAGAATCTATCAAAGGTTCACAAGGCATCGAAACTAACAGTATGAGAATTGGTAATGCAGGGAACTTCATGAAACCATTCCCAACAAGCCTTGACTTTATCAAACAAAAGTTAGACGAAGGTGCTAACAACATGTCGTTAACAGCAGGTCAATACGAAGGTGGAGCATCAAGAATCGGTAACGCAGGTTCATTAGCTGACCCATTCGGATTGAAGATTGGAGAAGTTAGTCAGAAGACAGGTGAAACAGCTCAAAAAGTAGGCGAATCAGCAGGTAGCATTGAACAGAGTGCAGGCAGAATCGGTAACGCAGGTGGAAACATGAGTCCTGTAAAAGACCAAGCTGACCAAGTTGGGCAAAAATTTGACGAAGCTAAAGGCAAGGCAAATGAATCAGCAGGTGGAATCAGTCAAGCGACATCTACAATCGGTAACGCAGGAAACAACCTATCACCATTAAAAGAGAACCTTAACCAAGTTGGAACTACAATGGGTGAAACTCAAACACAGGTGGAAACACATGTTGGTGGAATCAACACTGCATTTAGCAACTTAGGTCAAGGCATGAATACTGGTTTCATGAGCCCATTTAAAACACAGGCACAATTATTCCAAGAGCAATTACAAGGCATGGCTACACAGTCTGGTACAAGTGCTCAAAAGATTGGTAACGATGTTACTTCAATCGGTAACGCTAAGAACGCATTAGACCAATACAAATTAGCACAGGATGCTGTTGTACAGTCAATGGGTAGCATGGGTGGTAAAGCACAAGAAACAGCTACAGCGATGCAAAATGCAGGTACAGCTATTGCAAACACAGTAAGTGGATTTGATTCATTTATTGCTAAACAAGGTGAACTGCAAAACGCTATGGGTAATACAGTTGGCAAAGCAGGAGAAGTAGGTAATGCTATTTCAACATTAAGCAACAACTTCGGAAGCGGTGTAAGTGGAGCAGAGTCATTTGGCGTTGCATTATTCACTATCTCGAATGCTTCTGGAACAGCTAGTCAAGCGATGCAACAACTTGGCAATTCAGCAAGTTTATCTGCTGTTGGTATGAACCAAGCATCAGATGCTTCTAGAGCATCAGCAGATGCATCAAGTGCTAACGCTAATGCTAAATCAAATGAAGCTAACGCTTCTAACACTTCGGCACAAGCAAGTAGTGCTAATGCAAATGCTAAACAAGCAGAAGCTAATGCAATTATGCAAGCTATCAATGCAACACAACAAATGTCACAAGCTTATGGCTCAATGGCACAATCTGCAATTAGCTCAATCTCATCAATCATTCAAGCAATCCAAACTTACTTACAAGCAGTATTATCTCTTGGTACAGGAACAATGGCAGTTGCGAATGTTGTTAGAGGTGCATTCAGTGCAATGGCAGGAGCAGTTGTAAGTTCTACAGGTGCTATGAACAGTGCTCACAATTCACAAGCTAGTGCTTTAAACAAAGTTAAGGATTCAGCTAACCAAGCTAAATCTGCTGTACAAGGTTTAAATAGCACAATCGCAGGTGCGATGTCAAGTCTAAACAACTATATCGCAAAAGCACAACAAGCTTCTAACGTTCAAGTTAAAGCTCCAACATTACCTGCATTACCAACAGGTGCATCTTGGAATATGTCTACAATCAATAACATTACAGGACTACAAGGTGGAGAGGTAGCAAGTGCAGTAGGAGGTGCAGTTGCAAGTGCCTTTGGTGCTTTCAGTGCAAGCTCTGGTGAATCTGGAATGGCAGGTGGCGGTGGAGGTACTTCTGGTACACTTCAACCATCTATCTATAGCGGATTAAATGCACAAGGTAATTTAAGTTTATTCAGAGCATCGGCAGATGACAGTGATAAACTAGCGGATGCAATGCCTTGGAAAACATGGCAACGTAGCATGAGCGAACTTGATGTAACAATCAAGTGGATGGAAACAAAAATGAAAAACATGAACAAGTATACAGCAGAATATCGTAAGATGATGAACGATGTATACCAAGTTGAAATTAAACGTTGGGAACTATTAAATAACGACCTATGGGATAAAGAACGTAGAAACGAACAAATCAAACGTGAACTAGAAGGTCTAAAAAACATCAACGCTCATACAAAAGAGCAACGTGACCAATACAATAAGTTAATGCAAGAATACGAAAGCAATCTAAGCTCAATCCAAAGTATGAGAGCTGAATGGCAAGACTTCTTAGACAATTGGGAAAACCGCTATGCGGAAATCTTAAAAGCTCACGTAGAAGCTATTGTTGAACAGTATACTAAAGGGTTAGAAGAGATTAAAGCTAAAGTAGATGACATCGACTTTGCGATTGAGGTTGCTAAGTTAGTAGACCCAGATAACATGACAAAAATGATGAACCTTTACATTGATAAAGCGAATCAGTTAAAACAAGAAAGAGCTAAGTTAGAGAACCAACAAAGAGATTTAATGTTGAAGCTATATGAAGCAGAAGATAGATTCGGTAAGGATAGCCAAGTTGCCAAAGATATCAAAGCAGAGGTAGACAAGGTTAAAGAAGCTTGGGAGGATTCAACTCTAGCAGTTCTGCAAGCGGAAAAAGAGATTAAAGATATGCGTGCAAGCGTAGCAGATGATGGTATTGGTAAACTTAAAGATTACTACGGTAAGATGAAAGACATGGCATTAGATGCAATCGAAAAAGAACAAAAGAATCTTCAAAAAGCTCATGACGAAAAGATGAAGCTGTACGATAAGGAAATCGACAAGATTAACAAAGTGTACGATGCTAAGTTTAAAGAAATGGACAAAGAGAAGAATGACGAAGATTACCAAAAAGGATTAGACGAAAAGAATGCAAAACGTTCAGAACTACAAAATAAAATCAGCATTTTATCAAGAGATAATTCACTTGAAGGTAAGAAAAAACTAGAAGCTCTTAAAAAGGAACTTGCAGATGTCGATAAGGAACTTGCTGAATACCAAAAAGAACGTCAACGTGAATTAATGAAGCAAGCTCTTGAAGAGCAAAAGCAAGCACAGCTTGACGAAATCGAAAACAAAAAGAAAACAGAGCAAGAAGAACTAGACAAAAAAGTCGGTGACCTTGACAAACAAAAAGAAGACGTAACTAAACAATACGATGACTTATTAAACAACGATAAATATTGGGCAGACATGCGTAATCAATTTATCGAAGGTAGCTTTAAAAAGCTTGCAGATGAGTTAGCGAAAATGAAACAAAACATTGACAACATGAACAAAGGAATCTTTGACGGTTTATATTCTGGTTTCAACGGATTATCTGACGAAACTAAGAAACAAATTGCACAAGACAATGGCTTAGTCGTTGACAACATGGACTTTAACTCACAAGAGCCAATGAATAACGTGGATGAGCTTCTGAAAGCAAAAGGCTATCAAACATTTGAGAATGAGGTTCTTCGCCCAGATGACCCTGCAAGACCAATGAAGCCTGCACCAGAGCCACCACCACCAACAAAACCACAACCACCTACACCACAACCACAAATGCCTACTAAGGGTAACGTAACTGGTGTAACAGCAGATAGCTACTTAAACATCCGTAACGCTCCAAACTTACAGGGTGGAGTAGTAAGACGTATCTTAAATGGTGCAAACGTACAAATCTTAGGTGAAGATGGAGATTGGTGGAAAGTTAAGTTCTCTAATAACAGAGGAACAACTACAGGTTACGCAAACAAGAAATACATTAAGGCATTTGATACTGGTGGTTACACTGGTGATAATGTGCCAAATGAAGGAGCACTAGCTTTACTACATAAGAAAGAACTTGTCTTAAACAAAAACCAAACATCAGATATTTTAGATGCAGTTAAAATTATGGAAAAAGTTAAAGACGTTATCCCTGCATTAAGCGGAAACTCTATCAGCAGTAAACTTGCAACAGCAGGTAGTATTGTGAACGTATCTTATGGAGACATCAATGTAACAGTTGAAGGTGGAGATAAGAAGAAAGCGGATGCTATCGCAGGCGAAATCATGAAAGGTATGAAGAAGAAGGGTCGTTAGGCTCTTCCCTTCACCTTTCTTTTTAATTTAAAGGAGGAAAAGGGATGCCAACAATTAAGGATAAATTGTATTTTAATTTCAATGGTGTCTGGTCTGATACATTTCAATTAGTAAATGTTGTTACAGATAGCGGAATGTTTGAAGAAACATTCGTTGCCACAAGAGAAATTAATGAGACAAAAGTCAGAGGTAATGATAAACCGATGCTACATGGTATCGAAAACTCACCTCTGGAATTTGAGATGACAATCGCATTTGAAGGTAAATTCGATGATGCGAAAATTGATTCTATCATTAGATGGTTATGGGTAGATTACTATAAGCCTTTATACTTTAGAGGTAAAGAAAATAGAGTATTCTATTGTATGCCAATTGATGATTCTAGTATCGTACATACAGGATTTAGCGAAGGCTATTTTAAAATCAAAATGAGATGTGATTCTTCTAGAGTTTATTCACCAGATGTTATTACAACAAAGCAAACTGTATCAACAACGCCTGTAACTATCACAGTACCAAGCGACAGTCATTTTGATGTGTACCCAGAGATTTCTATTAAGAAGTCTGGTGCAGGTACAGTAACCATCGAAAGTCTAGATGATAAAGGTAATATATTTGAAGTTAGAGATTTGACAAATGCAGAAGATATTTATATCAACTGTGAAAAAGAGATTATCGAAACTGATATAATTGGTGTGTACAGATATGACAAAATCGTGGGCAATTTCCCAAGATTAGTATATGGTCAGAATCGCTTTAAAGTCACAGGTGCTTGTGAAATCCAATTTAGATTTAAAAATAAATACAGATTTTAACAACACATAAATAGACAAAAGCAAAAGTTTATGGTATAATTACATTATTAAGGTGTGGTATTATGATTGGAAATTTAGTATTTTTCAAGAAAACCAATTCTTTAATATCTAAGATGATTGCCAAAGTTACAAAGAGCGAGTTTACACATGTTGCCATTATCGTTGGATATGACAAGATGACAGGAGTTGCAACTATTATTGAGTCGGATAGATTCAGTAAGACTAAGCTTGCAAGGATACAATTAAGTGATGAACACGTTGTTTATACTACAGGTTATCAACCAAAAGAAGTTACAGATAAGATTATAAGATACGCTCATCAACAGTTAGGTATGGGATATGATTATCTGCAACTGATTGGCATATTCTTATCTTTGGTATTTAAGAGAAAAAGAGATGCTTATTTTAATAGTGCTAATAAGATGATTTGTTCTGAATTAATCGACTTAGCTTATTATAAAGCAGGAATAAAAAGAAATAATTATGACAACATAGGAAACGTTACACCGCAAGAGTTATTTGAAGTGTACGATTTACATCAAGTATAGGAAAGGGGTATAGAGCTTGTTTATTGATATTGATTATAATAAACGGTTGCAAGAAGCTAAATTTCATTTAGCTAAACCTAACAAGACGATTATCTCTCACATTCATGAAAAGATGCGTGGAGAGATGTCTATTAAGTTAGGCAACATCAACGAACTAAGCTTCTCTATTCCTCATTTCATTGAAGACGAAGAAAGCAATCCTCACGTAGAATTGATTAAAGAGAAAATGTTAATCAGAGTTACAATGGGAGCATACAAGGAATGGTATGTAGTTGACGGAATTGAAGAAGACGGTGATGATTCCGATATCTTCAACGTTACTGCTTTTTCTTTAGGTTATGAGTTAAAAGGGAAAAGGGTAAGTGAATACACAGAAGATTCTATTAACGCTACTGATTTATTAAAGAATCTTTTAAGTTCCACTATTTGGAAAATAGGGACGGTTGACCCAATGTTTGATGCGATGTTTCGCTCATTCGATTCTGGGACAGATTCAAACGTTCTAGATTGTATTACACAGGCAGGAGAGACTTACGGTGCTCTGATTGTTTGGGATACAGAAAACAGAAAAGTATCATTCAAGGATATGTCTAAGAATGGTCAATTTAGAGGTATGACTGTAAACTATGGTCGTTTCTTACGTTCAATTAAGAAAACGAGAACAACAGATGAGATGGTTACTAGATTGTATATTTCTGGTAATGAAGGGTTGGGCATTCATGCAGTAAACCCAACAGGTCAAGCATATATTGAAGACTTCTCATTCTTTATGTATCCATTTGAACGTGATATAAACAAAAAAACCATCAAGAGTTCATTCTTTATGTCTGACGAATTATGTCATGCAATCTTGAATCAGCAAGAGTTAATCAAGTTGAAAGCACCTATTATCAAGAGCTACATGGATGATAAGACAGCTAAAGAGACTGAATTATTAACAGAAGAAGTTAAGTTAACTCAATTAGAAGGAGAGTTAAAGACGATTGAGGGTCTGCTAGATACTGCAAAGGCTACAGAGAATCAAACGTTAATTGCTCAACGTCAAAAAGAGTGGACTGACAAAACTGCTCAAATCACTGCACAGAGACAAAAGAATGATATCATCACTAATGCTATTAAAAATTATGACACACAAATTGATAAATTGCAAGATGAAATTGCTACTGGTAGCGGATTTACACCTCAACTATTAGATGAGTTAAATCTATTCATCATTGAGAGTAAGTGGGCAGATGATAAATACATAGATGCAAAAGAATTATATCAAGATGGTTTGAAGAAGTTTGAAGAAATTCGACAACCAAAAGTCGTGCTAGATGTAACAATTGACAATCTATTGAACATTATTGAAGAACAATATTATTGGGATAAACTCGTTTTGGGAGATTTAATCAAGGTTAAATATCCTCAAATGAATATTGAGTATACAGCTAAGATTATTGAGATTAAATACGATTTAGAAAACAACGAAGCTAGTATCACAGTTGCAAATACAAAGGATTTATTAAGTGATACAGAAAAGCTAGTTCAATTATTATACAGTAACTCTAGTGCTTCATCTCTAGTAGAAGCTAATAAGTACAAATGGGATAAGGTAAACAAGATTGAGGATACTGTAAGCAATATCGTAACGAGTGAATGGGATGCAACAAAGAACAAGATTATCGCAGGGGTTAACAACTCTATTGAAATCGGTAATCGTGGAATGATTGTTACAAGCCCAGATAATCCAAATGAAGTAGTTATTATCCAGTCTGGGGTGATTGCTTTATCGCAAGATAAAGGAGAAACATGGAAGACTGCAATCAAACCAGATGGTATCGTTGCAGAACGTCTAATCGGTCAAATTATCGCAGGTGAAAACTTGATTCTAACAAATAGTTCTGGCTCATTCACGTTTGATAAGAACGGTGTAAGAATTGATGCTAGTGCGTTTATTTTAGAGTCAAGCAGTGGTGGAAACTTAATTGACAGATTCACAGATTCATCTAACTTCGTAGATGAATTCAAAGCTGATAACATGATTACAGCTTACGAGAAGAAGATGTTAAAGATTGAATGGGATAAGATTCTTAACTCATACAATGCTAATACATTTAAAATAAATAACTACTATGAGAATAATGGAAGCGACTTGGCATTCGTAACAGAATATCACACAAGATACGCAGAACTATATGATTATTTATTCGTACAATTGCATGGAGATAAGCCTTTGTTAGACCCTAACAATATGGCATATACAACAAGAATCGACAGAAATATCTTTGATGCTAGATTTAAAAACTATGATAATGCAGAAACAGAAGTTGAGAAACAGTTATCAATCAGAGCTAAACAGATTGCAGACCAAGCTAAAGATACAGCAGAAAGCGTTCGAGATGAGATTGATGAAGTCAAGAATGATGTTGTATACAAAATTGAGTTCCATTCGACAAAAGGTTTCACTTTTAGAAACGGTGACATTGATACAGATATCACAGCTAGAGTATGGCGTGGTCAAAAAGAAATCACTGACACAGTTCCAAAAGCAGGTTTTATTTGGAAGAAATTTGACAAAGATGGAGTGCTTGATACTGCATGGACAAATTCTCATGTTGGCGTTGGAAATAAAATCCATGTCACAAATCTGGAAGTGTATCAGAGAGCAATTTTCACATGCGATATCGACATGTAATAAACATTTATGAGGAAAAGGAATGGTAAAAAATGGCAATTGTAGCACAGGGGCAATTAACTCTTGTGGACTTAAATGATAGCAAACAGCTAATCATGTTTATTGGGTCTACGCAACAAAGACAAGTAATTTATAATCCAAATGGTGGAGGTACGTATGTACCAAACTATTCAACTGCAAATAACGTGTTAACACCACAATTATTCGTAGCAGGTACACCAACGGATGTGGCAGGTCAAGCTACATCTGCTAAATGGTATGTACAAACAAATTCAACTGGTGCATTAACAGAGATTACAGCAAGCACAGCAGATTATACTTTAGGGACTGGAAAACCTGTTACTCTTACAATTAAGAATAACGTATTGGCTTCTAACAACTCTATGACGTATATCTGTGAGATGCAATACTTAGATACTGATACTAACTTCACAGTAACAGCAAAAGCAGAATATGAGATTGTAAAAGTAACTAACGGTACAAATGGTGCTAACGGTACAAACGCTATCATGGGTGTTTTAAGTAATGACTCTCATAGCGTACCAACAGATAGTGCAGGTGCTAATGGTAATTTCACAGGTGCATCATCTACTCTAACAATCTATGAAGGAGCTAGTGTTGCGACTGGTTGGACAATTGTACAAACAAGAAGCAACGTAACTGTAACAGAAGCTACATCAAGTGCTACTGCAACTGTTACTGCAATGTCTGCTGATACAGGTTATGTAGAGTTTACCGCATCGAAATCTGGATATTCAAACATTGTAAAACGATTCACATTAACTAAAAATAAAGCAGGTGCTAATGGTTCAAGTGCTACAGCATATTGGTTAATGTCATCTAACGTAGCAATATCTAAAAACTCTAGTGGAGCATATACGCCTGCTACAGTAACGTTTACTGCTAAGTCTCAAACAGGTACAGGTGCAGTTGGAGATTATGCAGGACGTTTCATTATCGCAGAGACAACAGATGGAACAACTTGGACAGATAAGTATTCAAGCCAAACAGGTAACATCAACGAAGCTACAAAGACTTGGACTCCAACAGCAGGAATTAAAGCTATAAGAGTTAGATTATATCAAGCAGGTGGAGTTACAGTATTACTAGATGAGCAAATCATCCCTGTAGTTTCCGATGGTACAAATGGTACTAATGGACAAGATGCTCTTCGTGCAACAGTTTGGACACCAGATGGGAATACAATCAAGAATGCCAACGGTACGCTGACTGCCCACTGTGACTTATATAAAGGTTCTACAGTGCAAACATCTGGCGTTACATACAAATGGTACTACCAAGACCCTACTGCTTCTCCTGTTGGTTCTAATGGTTCTGACACAGATGGTGGTGCAGGTTGGAGATTAATGAAAGACGTGGCATCAGCTAACGGTGTAACAGGTTACACAACTGATACAATTACAATCCCTGCATCAGCGATTGTAAACGTTGAGTCATTCAAATGTGTGGCTACATACTTATCTGTTAAATATTCAGATGTATGTACGGTAATTGACGTATCAGACCCATTCATGGTAACAATCGTTGGTATCAACACATTCAAGAATGGTGTTGGAACAACTAAGCTTACTGCTAAAATATATCAAGCAGGAGCAGAGATTGACCCATTAGGAAACCAAGGATACACATACACTTGGTATTTATATGATAACAACAATGTTAAAATGACTAGTGTGTCTGGTTGGGGTGGAGCAGGCAGTAAAACTGGTAAGACTATTGATGTTGACGGAAATGACGTTACAGTACGTGGTAACATTATTTGTGAAGTATCTAAATAATTAGTATTATCATAACGCATTTTTTGACAAAAGTCAATAGTAATGATATAATTAAATTGTGAGAAAAGAGAGTCTTATTTATTAATAAGGCTCTTTCTTATGATTGGATAAAAGGAAAATAGGAGTGAAGGCGAATGCCAAAATTAATCGGTACAGGTCAATTAACTTTGACAGATTTAAATGATGTGATTGTTTCTGCCACAAAACCGTCCAATCCAACAGAGGGACAATTATGGTGGAATACAACAGAAGCACAGCTTTATGTTTATCAAAATGGTGATTGGCAAAAATCAGCAAATGTTATAGTGGGTGGAAGAAACCTACTAAGAAATAGTGGTCTATTTAGAGATACAAACGGATGGGCTACGAACAACGGTGGAACTAATCTTGTGGTTGTTGATAAAGATGGATTCCCTTGTTTATCTGCTACAGGTTCAGTGAAAGGAACTGTTAGCGTTCCTGTTAATAACGGTAAAGAATATGTGTACAGTACAGAAATCATGTTCGATACAGATATGCTATTAAGTTCAAGTACACCTTTACATGAATGGGTTGCCGTAAGTGGTCTAACAGGTCAGACAGGTATTGATGGTTTTATCACTGTAGATGGTGGACAAAGAACACTTGTTGCCAATAAATGGCATAAGATTATTTTAAGATTTAAAGTAAAAGACGATGGGAATGCGTATTTATTTACACCGTTTATTTACAAGAATCCAATGCCTGAAAAATGGTGGATGAAGAATATCCAGTTAACAGAGGGGAATATTCCTACAGATTGGTCACCTGCACCAGAGGATACATATGAGGTTATTACTGATATCACTGAAACTCTAGGTAACATGGCTAATGATGGAGTCCTAGATTATAATGAACGACAAGTAATCAAAGATAAAATAACTGATATTATTGGTTCTGTAATTCCAGATGCACAGGCACTTTTACCTGCTTTTGGCTCATTGGATAGTGGTGCAAAAGGTACGTTCTATACAGTTCGTAAGCAAGCTCAACAAATTGGTATTTCAACTACACATGCGAAATATAAAGCTGTTGAAGCTAAATATACGGCTTTAAAAGACTACCTTGATGCGATGACACCAGTTAAGCCTTGGGATGTTTCAGTAGCAAATAAAGATAAGATTATCAATGTTACTAAAGCTACATTTAGAGACACATGGTTGCAATTCTATCTAGCAGTAGATGACCTTGCTACATATACAATTCAAGTAGCAAAAGAGAATGTGGACAATTCTTATAGTGGTGGAACGAACTATGCTAGTAATGGTAGTTTCGAAATTCCTTTAACAGAAGGTTTATGGAGTGCTTCTTACTCTGGTGACGTTAAAGAGATAGTTGATATTTCAACAGAAGAACCACCATTTAAGTTTGCGTACCATGTTAAAAACACAGTTAATAAGAATGGCGGTATCTTCGTCCCTACTCTATGGAGTGGAAAAGCTTGTGAACAGCTTGTGGATAAAGAGGTTACCATTCAATACTGGTTAAAATATCAGAACATCACCCAAGGTGCTCAAACATATCTACTAGGTAGATTTGGAGAGTTAGTTATTGAGGGTGAAGATGCAAGTGGAGTTAAGAAATACAGATATCCACATATACATAGCGATGGGAATGTTACAGAGACTTTATACATTTCTGGAACTAATATGACTTGGAAGAAGTATACTGCTACTATTAAATTATCACTTCCTGCACAAGCTGTCAAGCTTACAAAAATATCTTTCAAACATGGTTTAGAAGGATGTACAGGTGAGTTTTGGACAACAGGATTGAAGGTAGAGTTTGGTAATAAGGCAAGTGACTGGTCACAATCACCATTCGACTTAGAACAACGTATCTATAAAACTGAATTTGCAGTGCAACCAGACAATATTACATCTACAGTAACAAGCCATCAAACGTTTGTTTCTAAGGTTGGAGAAAATATTGATAAAGCTACTTCTAGTGAATCTGCATATATTAATAAAAACTATAACTTTGCTGATTGGACAGGAACATATCCAGTTGGTTTTAATGGTCATGTCGGAACACAGCCTACAAAAGTAGCATCAGAAAATGGTAATGGCAAGTCTGTTAAATATACAAATGCTCTGGGAGCGGAAAGCTATTTAAGTGGTGACGGATATTTAAATAAACCATACTATCAATATGTATATGTTGAATCAACATTTAAATTGGAAAGCGGTTCTATCAATGGAGCAGGTATCCTGTTTAGATATTTAAGAGCAGATAATGCAAACAGTGCATTTGAAGGTAGATTTAAATTCTCGGATGTAGTTCCAAATCCAACATTGAACAAATGGTATACGGTTTCTACAGTATTTAAAGTTCCTGTGCCAACAGACTTTGGTGGATATAGACTTTATGCTATGGGTAGTTATGGAGCATTTGATGCTACTAAACCTGCAAAGACAATCTATATCGACTCTATGATTTCAAGACCTGCATCATCAGAAGAAATTAAAGCTTATGAAGCAAATATTTCAGTTGCAGATATGATGGCAGATGACAAGATTACACCTCTTGAAAAGCATACATTAAAAAATGAATTAGATATGATTGTTGCAGAGAAACCTACATTTGAAGCAAAAGCTGTTCAATATGCGGTAACGACTGAAAAAGACGATTATGTAAAGGCTTACAATGACCTTTATAGTGCATTAAG